GCTGGCTGTATATTAAACAGTTCTTCGTTTTGCAAATCTCTTATAGATGCTTTCTCGATTACTAAGTATGGGATACCGCCTTCTTCAAGTAATGAAGTATATCTTGGCGCACAACTAGAAAGTAAAACTACCAACAGGAACAGTAATAGAAGTCGTGCTACCTGTTTCATCGGTGATGATAAGAGTAATTGTTTCATCTTCAACAACATATTCAATCGTATTACCTTCTAGTTCAAGTTTACCTTCTTTCTGTGGTGTTTCGCCAAACAGTTGCTCTACCATTTGGCGGCTTAACTGAGCATAGATACGAGATTCCAAGTTGCGTATAAATCTTGCTAGTGTTGTGTTATCCGCTTCTCTTGCGAGTTCGTCTTGGTATGCTTTTATTTCATCTTTAATGCCTTGCTTTCTGGTGTTTTCTTGATTCTCGATTGTTAAGTAATGTGAAGAAGTATTGACACCAGAAAAGCTAGGGCTTTTAAATTTGAATGATATTTCATCTGCCAATAAATTGCTTGCAAATAACATCAATAAACTAATCTTTACGTTGGTCATCTCTATCTGCTTTTGCTATTTTATCAATTTCTATTAAGTTTGGTGCGCCAAGTAATGTTTTTAGTAATACATCTTGTCGTATGGTCTGATTATCTAAGGCTCTAACGCGATCTATGAGGGCCACAATTATGCCGTGTTGAGCATCCAGTTTGGTGCTGAGTCTTTCTTCCATTGCGTTTAGACTGGCATCTACTTTTTCGTCAACCACATCTATCTTTTGTTCCATGCCATCAATGATTCGGTTTATGAGTTTCCATATAAATATACCTAAACCCAACGCACTCGCTATGGGAAAGCCTACTTGATTAATAAACTCTATTGCTTCATTCATGGTATTTACCGCTTAGTTACATTTTAACTTATTATATTCTTTTATTGAATTTAAAGCGGATTTTAAGCTATCCATGCTGTCAATATTTTTCATGTTTTCGTCTGTAACATAAATACAAGTCTTGGAGTGTCCTTTTTCATTGATGGTTTCATGGAAGGGGCGAAACAATATGTTTTTATATTTAGAGCAATACAACGCAAATAAATCTACATAACCTTCTCTAAAAAATCTTTCGTTAGAATGAGAACCACGCCTTATATCGAACTTCCAACCAGGTCGTCTTTTTTGTCTTTTGGATTTTGTTTTAACTTGTACTTTTAAAAAATCTGATTCATGTTCAAATAATAAATCTGCTTGCGCACCATCAGTATTTACAATCACATAGTCGCTAACCAAAGACAAAACGGAAGCGGTAAAATATTCACCTGACTTGCCGAGCCTTTGTGTTGCTCTGTTCATATAGGGTTATTGGGTTTGTGGTTGCTCTATTCTATTTAATCTTTCAATTAAAGTTTGCATATCAGGTGTTTGAAATGCATTAGGTATGTTTAAAATATTAGCTGGAGCTGCAACTGCACCAGGTGATATTGGAGCTTTAATAATACCCGCCATACCTTTTGGTATGTAAGTTTTTAATATTCCCTTAAATGTTTTTTTGTCTGATAATTCTTTTGCAATCATTTTTAAAGCCGTAGGATTTGTTTCTGTTAATATCCTAGCTAATTCGTTTGCTGCTGATAGCGCTGCTCTTTCTTGCAACTGTGGGTTATCTGCTTTTAACATACCGTATAACAAACCAACTGGACTAAGGTTTTGAATATCACTTGGTTGCATCAATGATTTGATTGCTGATACTGCTTCTTGTCTGCCAGCAGTTGCGCTGTTACCAACGACTAAATTTGCAGTATCTTTAATTCTTATTTCATCGGTTAAATTGCTTATAAATTTATTAAATTTATCTTCACCCTGTTTTCCTTCTTCAAAAGTTAATCTTAATAATCTTCTGCTTCTAGGTGTTTTTATCATATTAAAAGCTAAATTTGTTCCGCGACCATCAATACTTACGCCTTTTTCCATTTTTTCGACAATGTTGTTTAATACTCCAGTTCTAAAGGCTTCTACCTCAGATTTTGACATAGTAGCAATTTCAGCAGCTAGTTCATCTACGTTTTGAGATGGCTTGTCAAATATTCTTCCTAGCTCCATTTTATCCATTACAGATGTTTTTCCAGCCCACTCATCTCTGGCTCTTTTATATGTCGGGTTATAAGTATCCATGTATTTCAAAAAATTATCTTTTGTTGATTTTTGTAAATTTAACTGTGTAGAACCTACTCCGCTAGTTGGTGATCTTCCTGTATAAATTGCATCATCTAAACTTAATTTCATCCAATGTAATAATTTTGTATCTATTGCTTTTACTGGGTTTCCTTTTTCTGTCAACATTTGACCATTTACAAGGTTGATTCTTGGTAGAGTTACTCCAGATTCATTTGCCAATTCGTATGCTTTTTTAAAAGCGTTTTGTGCGCTTGGTCTTTTTAAAAGCTCTACAAATTCATCATTAATAGGAATTTGTTTTTCCATCGCTTTGTCATATAAAATCTTTCCATTATCCCTTCTTGCTGATTCTAATGCTTTATATTCGTCAAAATAAGAACCTTTTGCGCCAAAAGCATCTTTTAAATCAGAGCTAATTCTTGCAATCATTCCCTCATTTCTTTTTTGTAAAAAATCTTGCGCTGTTCTTTTTGCTGGGCCAGGTATAACATTTACAGCATCTAAATATGCTTTAGTATTTGGACCAATATCTGCCATTGTGTAATTTTTTCCAGCCCTGTCAGTAATAAATTTTATTGCAGATGTAATGTCTGTTTTATCATAATCTAAAGCCTGTTTAATTAACGCTTGAGCTGCGTTTTTTCCAACGCCTTCTGGCTTTTGAAACGATGCTTTTATTTCTTGACTTACTTTAGCAATAGGTCTTGCTAATGTTTGCATAGCAGCTCCACCACTCGCGCTGATCGCACCAGAAGTAATTGCTGGCCCAACTCTTTCAGTATAACCTTCTGCACCACCCGCACCATAAACTAATCCAGCTAAACCAGCTCTAGCAGCAGCAGTTCCTATTCCTGTTGCAGATAATGGGGCTGTTGTTCCAAAGCTCAAAATAGATGGGATCATTGCTCCAGTTATTTCTGCTCCAACAGCTTTTAATGGTTCTTCTTTTTGGATTCTCTCAAAAGCAGCTCTTTCTAAATCTCTACCTTGTTGCATGGTCAAATCGGGAGAAAGCGCACCCCTAGCAGTTCCCACTATTTCATCTAAAAACCTAAATGTTAATCCTTGACCACCAGCTTGCGTTAAACCTGTAAAAACAGGAAATTTGTAATTTTTTTCATCCTTAGTATCTCCACCAAGATACAAAGCTGTTCCTTTTTTAGTTTGTATAATATCGCCAGGTTTCATTATTAAAAACCTGGCGGTAAAGGAATGTTATTAGTTGATGTAAAGTCTTCTGAATTGAGTTTTCCCTCAGCTTCTCTTTCTAGCAAATTATTGTATTCCTGTATTAATGATTGCGCAGTATATAACTGTGGGTTTTTCCTCATGTGTTCAGCAAAAGCTCGATCTCTTTGAAAAATCGTATTTTCTGTTTCTGGATTATTGTAATAATCCATATCGAAATTATGTTCATCAATTCTTCTAGCATTGGATAATTTTAATGCCTTAATCATTAATCTATTACCCTCAACAGATTTCGTTAATCCTGGAGCTGCTTTCGTAATAAATTTTAAATCATTGTCTGTTGGGTTTACACCAAGATTTTTTACTAACGGTATAACAATGTTACCTGTTCCAGCTAAAAAAGATTCTGCCCCAGCAACTTCGGTAGTTTTGTATTCATCACCTAATAAAAGTTGACCAACTCTGTTTAATGTTAAGCCCGCTTCTGCGCCAAAACCAGTATTAAGCCCTTGATCTAACATATTTTCTAAGTTATCTAAATTTGAATCAAGATTAACTGCCTCGTATGCTTTTGCTTTTGCTGCTTCATAATTTTTTGGAACTGCTTCCCCAAGACCCTTTTCACTGAAATCAATTGTTGTAGCTCCAGCTTTGGCTGTTCTTAACAAAAACTGTTGGTATTCTTCATTAGTTGGAGTATCGTCTGTTCTTATATACTCCTCATAAGATGTTGGGCCTTTTGTTGGTTTAGCTGGAGCAAACATAGTGGCTGGCACACCAGACTCTAAAGCTCTTATCATTTCTCCGTATTGTGGATAATCTCTTAAAAAAGATTCTCTTAACCTTCTCTGTCTTAACGCTTCATCTTCTTGCGCTTGCAACGCCATTCTTTGTGGATCACCAGACAAAGTAGCACCAGTACGTCTTAACGCTCTGCTAAGATTTTGTATGCCAGCCAATCGCTGTTCTTCTGGAGATAATCTTGGGTCAGTAGTTGCACCCATTCTTTCAAAACCTGTGCCTACTCTTTGACCTAAAGTTCTTAATAAATCTTGTATTGCCATTAAAATTCACCTCTGCCTATTTCGTCTGGTGGTAATACATAAGGTTGCTGTAAAGGGGGATTTTTAAATATACCACCTAAAAATGGTTGTGCTTGTCCATACAGTTCTAATCCAGAGGACAATCGATCAAATATACCTGGTTTGTATCTTTCTGTTTGTGTTGTGCTTGGTGTAACTCCACTCACACCAGTTGCCAATAATCCAAGTTGTCGTTGTGGATAATCTAATGCTCTCTGGAACTCACCCCGCCCAGCAGCTATCGCTTGCTGTTGCAACGCTTGCTGTTGACCACCAATACCACCTAGCAAACCTAAACCACGATACTGTTCACCGAGCAAGCCTCTTTGTAAGTCTGCTTGAAACATTCTGTTTCTCATTTGTCTTTCAATGTCTGACTCTGCTGCCCTCTGCGCCCTACCAAAGCCCGCCTCACGCAAGCCCGCAGATGTTCTTGCCATAGCTTCTGCAAAAGGTCTTTGTGACTCACCTTCCAATAAAGCAGATCGAGAACCGCCAAATGCACCCGCACCGATTGCCCTAGCTTGCGCACCACCTCTAGCAATATCCGCTTGACGTTGAATATCTTGCATAGATTGATCTATAACTTGAGAAGTGTATGGGCTTTGATATGCACTGATGTCTGCACCCAATAAAGAAGGTGCTGGTTGTCCAGCAAGTTCACTTAACCTTGAAACAGGATCGAGTGCTTGAGTTCTTTCAAACATACCTCTGGTAGCACCAAATGCTCTTAACTGATCTGGTGAGAAACCAGCAACCATTGGCCCTGTGTAGGGTACGAAAGGTTGTTGTGATGCAGCTTGCGCTTTCTCGTATAAATCTCTTTGTATTGCTTGAGTTTGTGGGTCAACCATCATTGATGCTTGAGTTTGACCTGTGCTACTGCTTCCACCGCCCATCAAACCTTTAACAGCACCAATTCCACTGGCTATAGTTCCTACAGTTCCAGCTACTTGCCCCGCAGTTGCTAACGCTGGTAATATTTGTGGCATATCTACTCCTATAAATCTTTACTTAATAACACTTCTTGTTTAAATCCAAGAGGTTTTGTTTTTCTAATCCATCCTTTTCTGCCACCGCCATATAACCTTTGAACGCCAGCTTCTTTTGCGAATTTTTCTATATGTTCTAACATTTCTTTGAATTCTTCAAAGTTTCCGCCAAAAACTAATATATTCATTGCTTTGATTTGCGGAAATAATATTAACTCAGTAACCATTGCGGATTCCTTACCAGGCCATAAAAAGGCTATTCCGTTTCTTATTTTATCTTCTATGTCGTCAATTGTATAGGTGTCTTGATACTTCATTGCCTTTACAAGTAACGGCTTACATCTTTTCCATTCTATTTCCCACTGCTCAAGTTCTTGCTGTGGGTATAAATCAACAACTTTATTAATCGCCTTTTGCATACTCTATAATACTTAAATATAAATCTATATTGGCATGATTAACTTGTGCCTTCAAAATCTCGCCTTGTTGTAAAATAATGCCAGCATTGGTTTGTAGTTCTACAGTAGCATGAGCAGTTATGTTTTTTTCTTTATATATAAAAAACTCATTAGAACTGGTATCGGTTACAGATACATCTAAATTGGTTTGTTGGTTGCCATGATCGCAAGCTAAAAAACCTTGAATAATAGAGAAGTCAAAATCACCACCGCTAGGTGCTGTGTATATTGTTTGCTGTGTAGTTGCAGAAAAAGAATATTTAACATTAATCGCTCTTTGTATATATTGCTTTTGTGAGGATACATCCATTATCTTCTGCCTCTAGTTACTACATCCAAGCGAACATTACCTAACTCAAAATCTTGTGTAGTATCGCCTGTTACTTTCATCTGCACTTGCCTAGCACTGAATCTAGCATCTGTGTAACCATCACTCGAATCAAATGTAAATGAACCAAAATCTGTTTCTGGGCCTAGTGGTGTAAACTTACCAGTAAAACTTAATGTCACGCCAGGTAATGTACTGGCTTCTGAATCGGGTATGATTTGATTGCATTGCACATAACGATCACCGTTAGATATTTCTATTGGCCCTGACTGGCAGAAAGGTACAGATGATCCTAAGTT